GCGTGTGGGCAGACAACTCATCGGTGGTGAGCTGATGTTTCCGTTCACCGTATTTTTGACCCGCTGTATAGGTGTAGCTACCCAAAGAGTCGCTCCCCGACCCCTGTGCAATCAGCGTGTAGCCAGCAGGCAGAGCTTCCCACGTCCCCCCGAAAAGGGAAGCCGGGCTCGCACTGTCGTTGCTCCAGTAGTAGGACCCGACGGGGTGGGCGTCCAGTTTGGCCTGGGTTTTGGCCGCACTCACCGCCGTGCTGATGGCTTGCTCGTAGGCCTCTTTTTGTTTAGCCAGGGCATCGGCCAGGAGTTTCTGTACCCACGCTGTAGTGGGCACCTGGCCGGAGTTCTCCCCGCTGGCCGGGTCGGACGAGTAAACAGCGCCCCATTTAGCAGATGCCGTTCCCAGGGAACCTTCACCATCGCCGTTCGGTACGATCGCTCTAGTCGTCATTTGGATTCACCTTCTTTCTTTTCTTCAGTGGCCCTTTCCGGCTTATAAGCAATGCAGGCCGGGTTTACGCATTTATCGTCCACCAGCTTATGAGCGCAGTATTCGCAACGTTTCGGGAGTTTAAACATTTTCGACCGCCTCCTTGTATTGGGCTTGCAGGTCCTTGAAATCGCTCCTGATGCTTTCTTGTGCTTCGGCGTCGCCGGTCAGGAGAGCCACGGCCATGCTGTCGGACAGTTCCTTGACCGCACTGTCATAGTCGGCTTTGAGGGCTGCTTTCTGGTCCTCCTCCGTCGGTTCAGCCGGTGGCATATAGGTCCGTTTAGCCTGGGCATCCAACATGTCCTGGATGCGGTCACAGTAGCCGCTGTAGGTTCCGTTTGGATAGTTCAAAAACTCCCCGTCCACTACGCAGCACTCCTGCGCATCGTCATAGATGACGGATTCCGGGACGGATACAGCCCCGGCATCCGTTAAAAAATTATCGACGGTATCGCTATAGGTACGGTCCCCGTCGATGATCAAAACGTTGTTTTTTAAAATCTGAAAAACACTCATTGAATCAGTCCTTTCTCTGCTGATGAAATGCCGGCTCATGGGCACAGCGCCAGCTGTAGCACCAACGGCAATCACTATCATGGTGTTCCGTGGGATAAAACGTCTGAAGCACCGAACACACCTTATGGGTGGTACGATTCAAACAACAATCATGCCGGCATAGAAGGGATGCATAGCGACTGGGACAATGCCATCGCCCGGACGTCTACTGATGGCAACCACTCCCACACCATTACCATTTCTTCTACTGGCGGTAACGGTGCACATGAAAACAGGCAACCTTACCAGGTCGTTAACTTCTGGCGCCGGACTGCTTAGGTTGTGCGTCTCCAAAAGCTGACCACGGTGTACGGCTGACGGTTCTCGTGGATCCTGTTGCCACCGGTAGCACCGATGGTGATGGTATGGCTGTGGGCCCCGTCCGTACTGGTGCGGCCCGTGGGGTTGTTCCAGTCAGCACCAGATGAACCGGCGTGATTAGCTGCCGAATCATAGATGCCATACGGGTTTTTTTCGTTATCCCCAAAGCACCCATGGTAGTGGTTTCCAGCCGTGGAGCTGGATGCAGAGTGACTGTGGCTAGGCATTTCATCAGCAGTGAGTTGGTGCTTTACCTCGCCGCCCGTGGCCCCGTTGGTGTAGGTGTAGGTCGCGCCATTTTCCACATAAGAGCCTGCCCCCACCAGTACTCGTCCAGCGGCATACCGTTCCCATGTAGTCCCTGCCCACAGCTGGTTGGGGTTCTGACTCCCAGTGGTGGTGATGACAAATCCTACCGGATAGATGATGTCGATGATGTCCTTGACGGACCGCTGCTTGACCTGCTTCCAGGTTCCATCAGCGTTCAGGTAGTAGCCATTGTTCTGACTAGCCATAGGACGCGGCACAAATCCCCGCTGCCCGTTGGCGTTCGACGTGCAGCCCTTGAAGTCGCTGTGGGCGTTGACGTCTGTCAGGTGGGCCTGGAACTCTGCTTCCCCTACTGTCTGGGTATCGGATACATGGACGGATACGGTTTCAGCGTCACCCACGCTGGTGTAGATACCGACTTCCTGGGGCGTCATGGGGGTATCCTTGCTGGGCAGCCAGTCGGTTTTCCCTTCGTCAGCGTACCCATAGCAGAACAGGACAGTATCTCCGGTGTACCCGTCCCAGCTGTCGCCGGTATAGTAGGAGGATTCCACTTTCGCCCACAGCCCTACTTCAGAGATGTGGAACCCGGTGGCCAGCGTACTGTTCGAGAATTTCCCGAACGCTGCGTACCGGCCTTCCGTAGTGTCAGTGTTCTTGATTTTCTTCAGGCTAGTGATGTCACTGGTCAGCTTCTCGTTGACCAGTGCCGTCATGGCACTGATGGTGCTGGTGTCCGTCGGTCTGCTGTCGCCGATGGCCATTTTCGTAAATACCAGAGGGCATTTATTCACCCTGGACAGGGCAATCAGGTTGAGGCCCTGTTTTGTGGTGACACATTGATGAAATTCAGCCATGCTTTCACTCCTTTTTAATCGTTGTAATGGCCGTACATGCTCAAATCCTGCTTGAGGGGCATGGACAGCACGGTATCATCCTCCACCGGCAGTGCGTCCAGCTTGCTGTCGGCGGCTATCTTTTCTGCCGTGTGGACGGTTGAACTGAAACGGAAATTCTTGAAGCAGCCGTTGAATGGGTTGACGATACAGTCTCCCATTAGCAGGGTTTGCAGGACCTTTTCACCGCTGGTTTCCGTGAAAGAAGAAATCTTTTCACCGCCACAGTAAAACTCGACTTTTCCCTTATCCCATGTAAGAGAAATACGGTTTGGTACTTTCACAGAAAAATCGTTCTTGTAATTCGAAGCAGTGGCGCCTTCCTTGATGTAAATGGCATTGGATCCATTGCTTTCCATTCGCCACATTCTTTGATCATAGGCTTTGGGCGTCCATCCTGGCATTCCGAAGAGCATGGGCATTTCCCACGCCACCATCTTGTCGTTGTACGTCAAGTCAAACTCGCACGTCCACTGGGTCTTGTTGACCACCCATTCCGCAATGGTCAGGCGGTCAGCGGCATCACGGGAGGTCGGGGTGAAGCTGGTGGCGTAGGGGCGGGCTTCCACCTGGATATCGTCGATATAGACGTCATCCCCTTCTCCTGCGTAAAACATGCAATGCAGGATGGGGTCTTTTAAAGTCACCTTGTACGTTATTGACAGCTTTACCCACTTGCCTGTTGCTGACGTTGTCTGGCCGTTTACCCCGGGCCATGGACTCCCACCTTCCTCGATTCTGATAAAGCTGCTCCCGCTTACCACAAAAGCCATACAGGACAATGTATAGATGGTATTAAAGGTCGAATTGATATCGAAATACACTCGATTTTGATAAGTTCCATCTTTTAAATGGATGCTATGGCTATGATTGTACGTTTCCTTTGCGGAAACCTCAAAAGTCGCATTACCAGCATGACTCTGCCAGCCATTCAGCGACCCGTTCGTCACATCAATGACGCTCGCCGCCAGATTGGTAGTGGTCGGCTCGCACAGCAGTCCATTGTCCACAAACCGTGGCTCATTGACTTGATATGTCCGCCCCCCCAGGACAGCAGTGGAAGCACGGGTGAAGGTGGCGGGGGCACCGACTTTCTGCTTTACAGAGCCGTCACCAGACACGTAGAAAATCCCGTCCGTAGCACCCACCGGGGCTGCAGCAGCGGGAGACACTGTGCTGGTATTGGCGTTCCATACCGTGTTCGCATTGAGTCCAAGCTCTGTCAGGTGGATGGCATCGTCTTTTATCTCGAATACCGGCGTATCCACGGACCACAGAACAGCTGTCTGCAGCACTTCGTCGTTGGCCAGCAGGCCGCACTCCACGCCTCTCGATGCCATACGGACTATAGTCCCGATGTACTCGGAAGCATCCAGATGGGTCTTGAAGTGGTAGGTGTGGCCCAGGTGGGCTGGCAGGTAGGTATTCACAGCCTCGTCTATTTTCGTGAAATCGTGCGTTCCGCTATCGGGTAGGTAAATATCCACCGTATACTCGGATGGATGTTCCACAATCTGCGTGGCAGCCACTGTGGTGAACAGGTTAATCATCCTGGTCAGGAAAGCGGGAGTCACCGTGGGCGGCTTCCCCATTTTGGCCAGTACGGATGCCCGTCTGGTCTCCAGGTCCACACTGGTATCCACATTGATCCCCAGCATACGCTCCCAGGACGCCATGCCCCAGGTAGCCGTTTCCGCGTGGAACTGTTTGGCTACGTCAATTTGTGCTTGCCGTTGCCGTTCATGTTCTTTGCCCAGGGCATCCTGGATGGCTTTGAATTCCTGGCTCAGATATAGGAAAACCGGCAGATACCTTTTCAGTGCTACCGGTTCCGTTCTCAAGAATTGGAAATCTGGTGTTTTCACAGGAACACCACCTCTTTCACATGAGGAATCTGGTCATCCGTAATACTGATGTTCCCGTTACTGTCGTTGATCAGAAGCCCACTGTAATCATCCACACCGGTCTTGCTGTCCGTCAGGATCATGTTGCCCACCTTGGCGTAGGAAATCGTAATTCCGGTGAAGTTCCGGCTCACGAAATACTTGTTCAGCATGGTCTTGATGTAGTCTGCATCTCCGCTGCCGCTGGTTACAGTTAACTTAATGGTAAGGTCGAGCAGGCTGGGCGATACCACCGTCACTTCTGGACCGATGGGCCGTACGCTTTCAATTTTAGCAATCACCTGATTCAGCAGATTCATGGAAGCCGGTTCCCCATTGGCGTCTGTTACCAGAACTTTTACCGTCCCTGGGCCTTTCCAGATGGGCAGCACTTTTACATGACCAACTCCGGGGATGCTGGAGGCCCATTCAATATAGTCATTTACATTCCCGCTGGTGGCCGGCTGGGTCACGTGGAAATGGAACCGGTCATACAGGTCCTCGTCGCTTTCGGCGTTGAACCCGTCGGCCATGGCTTCCGGATTGTTCACCGACGTAATGCCAGGGATGCTCATGGGAATTACTGTGATGGTGTTCGACGCTACGTTCCCCACCGTACCTGTCTCTGTACACTTGACAGGGATGGTGGCTTCGTTCTTCACCGCGGTAGTAGTAGTAGTAGTAGTAAAAGTTACCCCCGCTTCCGTCTGGAACAGCGTGCCCACAGGGATGGTTCCTGTTCCTTTCACAATGACATTCCCCACGGCTACTGTAGCCTCTTTCCGTTCTACCCCGTGGTCAGCCGCAATCAGCGTCAGGTAGTCACCACTGGCTGTTTCGGCAAAAGCTGACTTGTACATTTCTTCTCGCTCTACTTCCTGTTTGTAGAATTCAATGGAGTTGGAAGACAGCACATCATTGGCGAAGGTCCCTTCATAGGTACTGACCCTGTCGCCGGTATCCTGCTGCAGCCGTTTCAGTATGGTCTCCTGGCTTTCTGCTTCATACACTTACACTCACCTCCCCGTAAATAGTCGTCAGGCTGATATCTACGGTCAGCTTCTCACGCTCTGCCGTAAACTCAATGCTGTCGATGCTCTTGATATAGGGATTCACCATCAGACATTCGATGATGATCCGTTTCATCTCGCTGTAGCGTTCCTGGACACTCATGACCTTACCGATGTAGGGCCGCACCTCCAGTCCGTACTGCCAGCTGTAGGCCAGGTACCGGAACCGCTCCGTCATAAGGGCTTTGTAGATCCAGATTTTCAAGGCGTCGTTCCCGGATACAATAATGTGCTGCCCGTTCCCGTCATATTTGAAATCGTGCTTTTCGAAATCGTAATCCAGCTCCAGAGGCACATTCAGGTTTTCCGTGTAATCGGTCTCTGCGCTGGTCCCCGTGAAGGGATATTCATCACTCACACCTGCCACCCTCCTTATAACTTCACCAGGCTGTCGGCAATGATGTACAGCTGGTCATCCTGCCCGCCTACCGGGATCACGGTCACCAGCGTCCCCGGTTTCAGTGTGTCCGTCCAGGTTTCATCGTTGTCGATGGGATGGTTGTGGCTCTCGTACTTGGCTTCTCCGCTGCCGCCGGCCCGGTCACTAGTCTGCCCCACCATGTGGCGGGTGTAATTCGGCAGCAGGTACCGACTGATGTACAGATCATTGGTATCCAGCAAGATGTTATTTATCCGTACCGTCAATGCGGGCGGAGGCGTGACCACGATACCCACCTGGGTGCCCGTTGGCCGGGCCCCGGTAGCCACCTGGTGCATCACGTCAACCACCTTGGCCATGGATTGCGCTGCCGATGGGATTTCTGCCATGGCTTACACCTTCCTTTCAGAGTCAGTCAGCTCCTTTTTGTTCATCAGGTTCTCGAATTCGATTTCCAGTTTCATGGTGTGGATCCCATTTTCGAAAGTGTGGTTGTCTGATTTAATCCAGAACTTCCCGGTCATTTCCGGCAGGATATCGCTGATCTTGATGGAGTAAGACGACTTTGCCCGGTAATCCCCCAGCATCTCCAGGATGCCCGTCCTGTCCGGCCCATGGAAAATCTTAGTCAGCTGGTCTTTCATGGCCTTCTTGGGGTTCTGCTTGTAGACCGCCTGTACCATGGAGTACTTCTTGATGGAGTCGTCCTTGGACTGATAGCCCGTCACATTGCCCTGCTGGTCCGTGAGCATGATCTTGTTGACCACCTTCTCGATGGATTCCTTGTACCGGCTGTTCATAATGTTGGAATACTGGTTCGCCTCGAAATTCTCGATGAGCGTTCCTTTCTTGATCACGTCCAGCTTGTCCCCATCCATCACCGGGTGGAACACCACGTCCGGCTCACCTTCCTTTTTACTGGCATTGATCTGGGCAGCAGCTTCCGTGTAGGCCATCATGATGATCTGATAGCCCGTTTTGTCTTGGGCGATGAAGGAAACTTTGATCCCCGTTTCGGCCAGATTCCCTACCTTGATGCCCATTTCCTGGCAAATGGAACGGGCAATGTCCTCCGCCTTGATATTGCTGAACTTCCGGGTGGTCTTGGACCGGGTCAGGATGAACAGATTGTCATAGGCCAGCACCTTCACGGTAGAAGCCTGCACGTTCTTTTCCACGGAATATACATTGCCCTGGAACTGCAGGGTTCCATCTTCGTCGTAGCCGTAGACGGTCTCCCCGCAGTTGATCACGTAGTTGGGCAGGTTCGGGTCCCGGGCGTCCTGGGCGTACTGGAATTCCAGCCGCCTGGCCACCTGCAGCCGGGAACCTTCCCAGGTAATCTTCCCCATGGTCAGAGT